CATCAATAGTAACTTTTATCTCCGTAGAAGCAAATGTTGGGATAGAAAAATTTTCAGAAGCACCTCCACTTGCAGTATATTGTTTAAAACTTGCCATTTGTTATTTGTACATTGCTAATAGGTTTTGAAAACTTGGAGTGGTGGTTGCTTGCTTATAGCTTCTACTCATTTTCTTAGTTAATTGTTCTTGTCTTAATGCTTGGACTTCTGCCCTTTCTAAACATATTTGCCAAGCTATCTTTTTATTATCTTCTACAATAGAACGTATCATTTGGTTATGATAGTAATCTCTAGGTGTATAATCTCCTCTATAGCCACTAGCCATATCATCATCCATTTGTGACATAGAATCGATAATATCTTTTCTAGTTGCTAGTTTATTAAATTTAGATTCCATATTTAACTTACCTAATTCCTCTTGGAATATAGATCTAATCTCTGGACTATCAGTTAAATCTGTACCATCAGGAGCAGTATAAGTAAAGAATCTTAAATCAAATTTACTATTAAGTAATAGTTGTCTACCAGGGCTATAGTCTAAATTAAAGTTAATAGGTATTGCAGACTTAGCAACTCTAGTCATGAAATCAAAATCTTTTACTGGTTTACCATTTAATGTATCATGTTTAATTGGTAAAGGTTCAGAAGCTATATTTTCAGTAATTAAGTTTCTATTTCTTACAGCATCGAATACACTAGAACTTAATTCACGTGTATAAGGAGTAAAGATCTTACCCATTTCAGCACGTAAACTACCTAACGGTACTACATTAGTCATAGTAGTAGGTATTTTAGCCCAACTTCCAGGTTGACCAGCTAATACATCTACCCATAACTGCATACCTTGTAAATAAGATTTACTAGCTATACCTTGAGCAACGATTAAACCCATCTTTTGAAGTTGTTGTTCTGTCCACTCTTCACCCATCAACTCACTAGCGTCACCTACATCACATATAGTAGCCCAACACTGAGCGAATGGTTCCATAGATTCATAACTAACCCACACATCACCTACCTTAAATGATCTAGGTTGCCATCCAAGGTCTTTCCATAACTGTCTAGTTTGTCTATCTACTGGTCCATTGCCAGACATATTACCAGACATCCAAGACCAACTAGCTAAACCAACTAAAGATGATCCCATAACAAATCTACCTGTTTGCAATGCTTTAGCATTAGCAAGTTCAGTAGCATTGGTTATACCGTATGCTGCTACGTTTTCTAAATTCTTAGGGTTAGCAGAAGCTATATCATTAAATTCTTTAACTAAGAAGTTAAATCCAGGTGTATGTTTAGCAGTTAAAGCTAATCCATTAACACCAGTCCTAGCAAATAGAAAGAATGGTTTTGCCCATGGAACTGCAGTAAATACATCATTTAATCCTTTAGCAAATCCAGTTAATTCTTGTGTAAGAGTTACTTCTTTAGCTGCATACTTTGTAGCTTCGTCTATGATATTACCATCAGCATCAAAGATTTGTCTATAGAAGTCCTCTTCAAATACACTAAGTAGTTGAGGATTTATTTCAGATATTAAACCTTTACTTTGAGCATCCATAGCTGATCTCATAGCTTTCTCTCTCATCTTAGATCTACCTAAGATATGTCTAAAAGCATCATCAGTTGCTGCCATTAGTTTAGTAGAGTAAGTTAACCAACTATTATTATTCCAGTTTCTAGCTTGATTAGCAACGGCAAACATAGCTCTATCACCAATTGTAGCTCTACCACTATCTTCTGCCCATCGTCTAAGTAGTTCCCAGTTCTCATCACCTTTAGTAAACTCAGCGAATCTAGTTTTCATACTAGACACATCTCCACTCCAGTAGGAGTTAAGTTTAGTTTTAAAGATTTCAAAAGATTCCGGTATAGATTGCATCATTGCATTCATGGAAGCTAACCCAGATCTCATAGTTGCTTGATCTCCTCTTACAGTAGCTCCTATAACAGTTGACATAGGGCGTAAGAATGTAGCTGTACTTGTACCCATAATAGCTCTCATAGCTGTTTTAGGACCACTAAGTACACTATGTACCATCATACCTTCCATTTCTCTAATCAAAGCACCAGTTTTTTCTGGACCTTTTCCATCTATTTGACCACCTTTAATACACTTTCTACAGAATGCATCAAAGTCATCTAAGTTATTAACTGTTTTCATAGCAGAGAATAACTCGAATGTAGCATTCAAAAGATCATCATTAGCATCATCTTTAGAGATTTGTAATATACTAAGAATAGCATCTTTAGTATCTTTCATATCAGCTTTGACTGCTGATTCTATAGCTTCTTTACGACCTATTTTACCAGCACCTATACTTCTAAATGAATCAGAAGACCATGCTCTAGCTCTCTTTATCTCAGTCATAGCAGTCATCATGGTATCAAATACCTGCTGCATAGGACCGTCTTGTTCAATTAAATTAACATAATCTGTTAACTCTCTACCAGCAATACCATTATCTCTTAACTGTTTAAGTAAAGAACCTACAACTAAATCACCTGCTACTATATTCTTAGTAGTCCAAGTCTCAATAGTCTCAACAACATTACCAGCATCATCTGTTATATCATACTTAATGGAAGATCTATACATCTCATCCAAATAATCTTCAGGTGCCATATCAGCTGCTTCTCTACCTAATGTCATACGTTGATGAGTTGCTACTGCATCTCCATAAACATCCATTAAGGTTTGTCTACCAGCTCTTATATTAGCTAATTCAGTTTGGAATTTCCGATCACTCATTAAGCCTCTAAGGACTCCATCAACTATTTCTTCTGTCATCTCTCCTGTTTCTGCAACACGTTCTCTTTGAACTGGTGTAGTTACAGAACCTGTTGATCCATCTTCAGCATCATATTCTGTTCTTGTTCTTTTAAGTTGTTCTCTAGCTTTACCGGGAGATACTTCAGATTGATGTGCTCCTTGATGTGGAGATGCTACGTTTTTATTTTTACTAGCACCAAACTCATTCTTTCTTAGTTCCCTAAGACCTTTCTTTAAAGTCTGGTAATCAATACTAGATTTTCTATTTTCTACTTGTGCTCTCGCTGCTCCACTACCTCTACCTAATAGTATAGTAGCACTATCAAATATAAGACCAATACCCATACCTTCTACAATATTCTTAAACTTCATCCACATAGGATGATCAGTATCTTTTGTAGATAGTGGTGTATCCATCCAGCCATGTCTATCTCTCATCATAGCGAGAGCATTATGACCATCAGTTTCTTTTGATAGTATGTCAGCCACAGCACCTATACCAGCAGCTCTAAGCAAGCTGTATCCAGCTACACCTGTTAAGGAAGCTGGAGCTGATATACCTGCTGCACCTGCTGCTGCAGTAATACCAGCAGCCATAGTACCGAAGTGTACAGTACCTCTTAAGAGAGAACCCCACCATGTATTAGTTATGATAGGGTTTTCATGATCAACAAAAGGAGACCAATCAGGTCTGTAATATCCTTTTGTTTCTCTTTCTCTCTTCATTTCACCAGAGAGAGCATCTATTGTACGCTCTGGAAATGTAGCTAAAGAAGAAGCTGTATCTTGTAAACCACCCGATAAAGCTGATTGTACTTCTTTAACTACTCCAGCAAACCCACCACCGTCAGGACGTTCTCTAGGATCTTCCCTTTCTACTATATCCTGTTGTTCTTCTTGAAATAACCTTTCACTTAAACCTGGATCTTCAGTAGAAGCTGCATCAAATTTAGCTTGTAGTTCGTTGTCATTTGCGAGTGGGTTGTTTATGTCTTTATCGACTGATTCTAAATTCATTAGATTAACATTAGTTTATTTTGTTAGCTGTTCTTTGCAAGCATTAGCTATAGCTTCAGTAACAGCAAATTGCTGTGTATCCAATTTACATTCTATCAATTCGTCTTTACTAAAACTAGTAGATTTCCAGCCAAAACCGTTGTATTGACTAGATCTTTCAGCTGCCTGTATAGCAGCTTCTTGTAAGAATAGTTCTTGAGTTGCTTGATCGAATTTAGTATTACCATCTATTAAACCTTTTCGATATAAACTAGTTGCTAGTCTATTATAAGTATTTTCATCTGTTATAGCAAATGCACCAATATTATAATGAGGACCATCTTGACTAAATATCTGTTCTAATTCACCTATAGTATGTTGACTTAAAGATTTATCATCTTCAAATACAGTAGACTCATCACTTGTAGATACATAATCATATTTAGTTTTACCTTCTAGTTTTTCTGTTTGGAGAGCTAAAGGATGATAATGTCTTTCATATACTGCACCGTCATCAAGTGCTGAAGGATTAATTAAATACTGCACACCCTCATTAAAACTTCTAGCTTTATTTAATCTACCTATATACTCATTATCTAAAACTAAATTACCACTAATAGTTTTAATATTAGTTAGATAACTATCTGAAGTATCTTCAGTATTTATATCTCCACTTAATTTTAACGCTCTGTTTAGTAGTATAGCTTCTACAGGAATACCAGATGAAGCAGACCATTGTTTATATAAATTTGGTACAGAACTTCTGCCATCTGATTTAACCCATTGATATAACTGACCTAAGACTTCATTATCTTCACCTATTAACTTACCTTCAGAATTAAACAAAGCTATATTCTGTTCATAATTATTAGGTCTAAGTATTTGAGTTCTAAACTTTTCTTTCTGAGCAGATAGTAACTGTAATTCAGAAAGAGATTTCTGTTCTCCAAAACCAGGACGACCTAATTCATTAATTTTATTCGCTAACTTTTGTTCAGCAGCAATTCTTAATTGTTTATTAGGTGAACTAATATCAACTAAATACTCATCATTAAAGTTTTTTATAACTGCAGCTGTAGCTAATCTAATAGCAACCTCTGGGTCATTATCCTTTGTATGTTTTGGATATTCTAAAGCTACTAAGTTTACTAATTCTTTATCTAAATTACTTTTTAGATTTGCAGGTATAGTTGATATTTTCTGTGTAGATAAAACTGTTCTTAATAGTTCAGGTTTAAGTATACTGTTATCAGAGAATTCGTTTAAGATCTGTGTAGTTGTTACTGTAGTCCATGGCATACCTCCAAACTGTTCTGCAAGTAACTCTTTATGATAAGGAAGTAATTTAGCCATCTCGTAAGGAGAGACAGGAACTTTACTAGTTATATATTGAGTCCTTAGTTTAGTGTATAAATTATTAGACTCTTCAAACATACCACCATTAGTCATGATGGTTTTCATTCTAGTACTATAGTAATTACCAATTCTATTTGTCTCTGGATTTTTATTTCTAGCACTTTCATTTTGTGTAAACTCTGCCATTATCTGTTCTTCTTCAGCTGGACTAGTAGCATTACTTAAGTCAGCTACTAATTTACTTTCTATAGATTGAGCTTCTGATTTCAAACCATCTTCTCTTATTTGTAATAAGTTAGCAATTACTCCTTCAACGGCACCTTCCCATTCAGATCCTTTTCCATTCCTTCTTTTATTAAAGGCTTCTATTAAACTAGAATATACAGTACCATCATTCCATGTAAATGGTTGTCTTATAGCTTGTAAGAATTTATGTGGATCTATACCTCCTCCTTCTTCTCCTATCTCTGTTAAAGAAATCATGTCACTCATCCATGTTTCTGCATATTGAGCTAAAGATATTTCTGATTCAGGATTAGCTAGTTTAAAATTAGCAAAGGCTTCTGGTATAACACTATAGTTTCCTTTATTTATTTCAGCTATAGAGAATGCACGTTTCTGTTGAGCTAGATCGATTTTAGCTTGCTTAGTATCTTCAGCAGTATCTAATACTAGTTGCTGTCTATTAGCCTCCATTGCAGGTCTAAGGAAGTCATTAATAACTTCTCTTTTACTAAACAATCTCTGACCTTCAGAGTCAGTTAAATTATATAAATAGGTAGCAGCTGAAACATCAATACGTCTTCTTAAT